GCTGAAAAATTAAGCGATTCTCAAATTGCTTTTGTTTATGATAATGAAGTTGTTTTTAAAGAAGGTGAAACTGTAGTATTTAAAGAGTCAGGTGCTTCTGCAATTATTTCTACTTTAAACTCTCCTAGTTTTGATATATCACCAAATTATACATTTGCTGATGGTGGAGAAGTTACATTTTATAATTATGGAACAATTAGAAAAAAACCAGATGTTGATGTTCCAGAAAAGAAAATAAAAGTTTATTATCAAAGTGGATCTTATGATGATACTGATTCTGGTGATATTACAACTGTAAATTCATATGACCAATTTAAGTATGGATTTGATATTCCAAGAATTAATGATTCTAGTTGCAGTGATATTATTGATATTAGACCAAGAGTTGTTCCAATTTCATCAGTGGCAGAAGGAGATAGATCTCCATTAGAATTCCTTGGTAGATCATTTACTGGATCGGGAGATTCTGCACCTAGTATTTTGGCATCAGATGAAACTATTTTAGTAGATTTTTCATTCTATCTTCCTAGAATTGATAGAATATTTTTAAATAAAAATGGAGAATTCCAAGTAAAATTTGGATCTCCTGCTGAGAATCCTAAACAACCAGTTCCTGTAGATGATGCAATAGAAGTAGCAACAGTAGGTCTTCCAGCATTTTTATATGCAACAAAAGATGCTGCATTACAATTCTTAAATCATCGTAGATATACGATGGGAGATATTAAGAAACTTGATCAAAGAATCAAAAATCTTGAATATTATACCAATCTTTCTTTACTTGAAACAAATACTGCAAACTTCTTTGTACCTGATCAAGATGGTTTGAATAGATTTAAATCTGGATTTTTTGTTGATAATTTTACTGGGTTTGATACTCAAGAACCTGGTCTTAAAATTAATAATAGTATAGACAGAAAACGAAAAGAATTACGTCCTAGACACTATACAAATTCAGTTGATTGTATGACTGGTCCTGTTGTAGGTGTTGATCCTGATGATGATCAATCATTTGCTACTCTTGAAGGTGTTAATGTAAGAAAAAATTCTGATGCAATAACATTAGATTATTCTGAAGTTGAATGGTTAAAACAGAATTTTGCAACAAGATCTGAAAGTGTTACTCCTTTCTTGATTAGTTTCTGGCAAGGAACTATGGAGTTAAATCCTGCATCTGATACATGGGTAGATACTGCAAGATTACAAGCTAAAATTATTCAAACTGAAGGTAATTATGCCGCTACATTGGATAATATGGTTAGAAATGATGGTGTTGACCCTCAGACTGGCATGGGACCTGTTATTTGGAATGCATGGGAAACTACTTGGACAGGGACTACATCTACTGATTTTGAAGGTGCATCAACAGTTACCCAGAATGATACAGTAACATGGTCAGAAGGTGGTTGGGTTAATGGTGAACCAGATACTAACCCTGCTCGATGGGTTACTGCTACTGTAGAGACAACAACTAGAAATTGGTTTAGAGAAACTATTCAAACTGGAACAGAAAGTAGAACTGGTCTTAGAACTATTGTGACTGAAACATTTGATGAACAATCTGTTGGTGATAGAGTTGTTAGTAGAGAGATTGTTCCATTTATGAGATCTCGAAATATTGAATTTGTAGCTAAAAAAGTTAAACCTTTAACTCAATTATATGGTTTCTTTGATGGTGAAAATGTAACTAAGTATTGTGTTCCTAAATTGATTGAAATAAGTATGAATAGTGGAACATTCCAAGTTGGAGAAACATGTCATGGAACAGTTCCTACTACTGGATTGGGTGGAAGAAATAGAGATAATGTTCCTCAAATTAGATTTAGAGCTGCTCAATTAAATCATAAAGAAGGTCCATATAATGTTCCTACAAAAACTTTCCGTGATAATCCTTATACAAATCAAGCATTATCATCTAATTATTCATCAACTTCTGATATATTGAATATAGATACATACTCTCTATCAAATCAACCAGAAGGTGACTATTTTGGTCATATTGAAGAAGGAATGGTAATTCATGGACATACTAGTGGAGCAACTGCAACTGTTACTGGTGTAAAATTACTTTCTGATGTTTCTGCATTCTGTGCAGGTTCATTCTTCCTTCCTAATCCAAATAATATCAATCATCCAAGATTTGAAACAGGAACTAAAGTTTTCACATTAACAAGTGAACCTGATAATGATGCAAATAAAGCAACTACTCTTACTGACGAAACATATACTGCTTCTGGAACATTAGAAACTGTTCAGGAAAATATTCTTTCTATCAGAAATGCTAGAATTGAACAGAGACAAGAGTTTCAAGAGAGAAATGTTGAAGAAAGTCTTGGAACTACACTTGTTGGTCAAGAAACTACTACAACTAATCATGGTAATAGAAGAATTAACTCATGGTATGACCCTCTAGCTCAATCATTCTTGGTTGAAGATGATAATGGTATTTTTATAACAAAATGTGATGTTTTCTTTAGAACAAAAGATGATATGGATGTTCCTTGTGTCTTCCAGATAAGATCTATGTCTAATGGATTCCCGACACAACATATTCTTCCATTCTCAGAAATTGTACTAGCACCTGATGATGTTATAACTTCTGCTGATGGTTCAGTAGCAACAACTGTTAACTTTAGAGCTCCAGTATACTTAGAAGGTGGAAATACTGAATATGCTATTTGTTTAGCATCCAACTCAACAAAATATAGTGTTTATATTTCTAGAATTGGTGAAACTGATCTTTTGACTGATACATTTATATCTAACCAACCATATTTGGGATCTCTATTTAAGTCGCAAAATGCCTCTACATGGGAACCAAGTCAGTGGGAAGATCTTAAATTTACTTTATATAGAGCTGAGTTTGAAACTGCTGGAAGTGTTGATTTCTATAATCCACAATTAAGTGAGGGTAATGCTCAAATCCCAACACTTATGCCCAATTCTCTTTCCATAAGTTCTAGGAAGGTTAGAGTTGGTTTAGGAACAACAGTTGCTGATTCTTATGCAGATGGTAATACTTTCTCACAGGATGGAACAAATGCTACAGGTAACCTTGTAGGTGCTGGTGGGTCTGCAACAGGAACATTAAGTATAAGTAATGTTGGTATTGGTTATACTCCATTAGATGGAAATCTATCATTTAATAGTGTAAATTTAGTTACTGTTACTGGAAATGGAAGAGGAGCAGTTGCTAATGTTTATGTTGAAAATGGAGTGGCAGCTGCCGCTACTATTACTTCTGGGGGATCTGGATATCAAGTAGGTGATGTTTTGGGAATTACTACTATTGGTTTATCCACTGGTGGTAGTGGAACTGTTGGTAGAGATGCTAGATTTACTGTTGCTGGTATTGGAATGACAAATGAACTTATTTTAGATAATGTTCAAGGTAATTTTGTGACTGGTGCTGGTAAGACAATGAGATATACTAATAGTGCTGGTGTAACTACAGAGTTAAACTTTAGTCATGGTGGCAATGTTACTATAAATGCAATTGATGTTGAGCAGGATGGTTTGCATATTAAGGTAAATCATAAGAATCATGGTATGTATTCTACTGATAATAGGGTTATAATTTCGGAGGTTGAGTCTGATGTTAAACCAACTAAATTAAGTCTTGCCTTAGATGTTGGTAATACAAATAACTTTACTGTAGATGATGCAAGTTCCTTTACCAATTTTGAAAATGTCGGAGTTGGGACAACTAATAAAGGATTGGTTAAGATTGGAAATGAAATTATTGGGTATACTGCTGTTACTGGTAATGTTATTACAATAGATTCTAGAGGACTTGATCAGGTTGATTATGCAGTTGGAACACCTGTTTCTAAATATGAACTTAATGGGGTTTCTTTAGTAAGAATAAATCGAACTCATGGACTAACGACTGCAACAACATTTGATTCTTCTTCAAGTGCTGATAATATTGGTTTTGATTATTATAATATTAAACTTGATATGACAGGTGAAAATAATATTGATGGACTAACACATAATGATACTACTGATAGAAGCACTGATGTTGGATTCCCTAAATTATATTCCAATAATACCAAATCGGGAGGTGGTTATAATATAAAAGCCACTCAAAATATGCCTTTCGAGGTTATTGTTCCAGTTGCTCATAATATGACAGTTACAGGAACTACAATTGGTGCTGAACTAAGAACGACTTCTGCATCAGGAATTGAAAATACTCACATACCTTATATTGATCAAGGATTTGAGTCTGTCACCATAGGTGAAACTAATTACATGAGTAGTCCTAGAGCAATTTATTCTAAGGTTAATGAGGATGAAAAATTAGATAATAATGTGGGAAATAAATCTTTACAAATGAGAGTAACTCTTGGTACAGTTGATACTAGATTAAGTCCCGTGATAGATTCTCAAAGAGTTAGTGTTATTACCACTTCAAATAGGGTTAATAATGCAATTAGCAATTATGCTACAGATGATCGAGTGAAGAGTGTTTTTGATGATCCTACTGCATGTCAATATATTAGTAAGGAAATAAGGTTAGAAAATCCAGCTACTTCTATAAAGATATTGTTGGCTGGACATATTCATGTTGATGCTAATGTTAGAGCATTTTATGCAATTAGTGATAAGCAAGGATTTGAACCAATTTGGACACCTTTCCCTGGATTTAATAATTTAAATAGTAGGGGTGAAATTATTAATCCTGAAGATAGTGATGGACAATCAGATAAATTTATCCCTAAAGTTAATGATTATACATTTGTAGGTAATGCAATCTTTAGTGATTATACCTTTACTACAGATAATTTACCTGCATTTAGATATTATAGAACTAAGGTATTATTGATAAGTAATGATCAGGTTTATGTTCCTAGAATAAAGGATCTAAGAGTTATGGCACTTGCTTAATATGGAAAAGTATAACATAGAAGGGCATGTAGATCTTGCAAGAGATCGTCAAACAAGTGCTATAGTGAATGTAAATTCCATAGAATATCAACATTATGTTGCATCCAGAGATGTAAAAAAATCAAAAAACGAAAGAGTGAATACTATGGAAGAGGATCTTGATAATTTAAAAAGTGAAATTGGTGAAATCAAATCTCTACTCAAGGAATTAGTCAATGGCAAGTAAAAATCTGACATTTGATCCAAATGCAGGAGTCCCATATGCTGCTAATTTAGCACTTTATACGGGAGCAGATTTTAAGGCTACATTTAATGTGGTTGATACTTCTGATGTTGCTTTTGATTTCCAAGGATTGACAACAACTTCAGTTTGGACTGGATCTTCTCAAATGCAGAAAAGTGCAGGTATTGGTGCAACCACTACTCCTTCAGGAACTTTACTGTAGGGTTTACAAGTGCTGGTGGTGGTATATTTGAAATATCTATGGGATCTACTGCTACAAGAGATTTGTCGGAAGGTAGATATGAATATAATGTTTTAGTAAGTTCTGGAGCATCAATTTATAATATAGTAAATGGAAATATTATGGTTTATACTGGCATAGCTTCAGCACCATAAATACATCAAGGGGTAATTGTATAAATGGCATCTCCATCAAGTAGATCAGAATTGGCAGATTATTGTAGAAGGCAATTGGGTGCTCCCGTGCTGGAAATTAATGTTGCTGATGAGCAAGTAGATGATATTATAGATGATGCAGTCCAATACTTTCAGGAGAGGCATTTTGATGGTGTTGCTCAAGCATATTTAAAATATAGGATAACTCAAGATGATATTGATCGGGGTAGAGCCTCGATGGCATCTGGTAAAAAACAAACTGGAATAACAACTACAACTGCAACTGCTGATATTGCTGGTACAGATGTAACTTTTAGTTATTATGAAAATAGTAATTTTTTACAAATTCCTGCATCAGTTATTGGTGTAACAAAGATATATCATTTTGATGGCACTAACACTATGACAAATAATATGTTTAGTGTTAAGTATCAGATGTTTTTAAATGACATTTATTATTGGGGTAGTACTGAATTATTGACTTATGCAATGACTAAAACCTATCTTGAGGATATTAATTTCTTATTAACTACAGAGAAACAAATAAGATTTAATAAGAGAATGGATAGATTATATCTTGATATTGATTGGGGTAGTGTTTCTAAGGATGATTACTTGGTTATTGATTGTTTTAGACAACTTGATCCAAGTGATTATGCTAGAGTTTGGAATGATTCATTCTTGAAGAAATATACTACTGCTTTATTAAAAAGACAGTGGGGTCAAAATCTATTAAAATTCCAAGGAGTTAAATTACCTGGAGGAGTAGAGTTGAATGGTAGACAAATCTATGATGATGCAGAAAAAGATCTAGAGATCATCAGAGAGCAAATGTCTAATACTTATGAACTTCCTCCACTTGACATGATAGGTTAGTATCATGGCACTTAATCCGTTTTTTCAACAAGGTGCAAGATCTGAACAGAACTTAGTTCAGGATTTAATCAACGAACAGTTGAGGATGTATGGTGTTGAGATACATTATCTTCCTCGTAAGTATATGAGTGAAAAAACGATAATAAGAGAAGTTGTACAATCTACATTTAATGATTCATATCCGTTAGAAGCATATATTGACAACTTTGATGGTTATGCAGATAATCCTACATTATTATCAAAATTTGGTATTGAGCAAACAAATGAAGTAACTCTTGTTATTTCTAGAGAAAGATGGGAAACATATATTGAACCATTACTTAAAAACGAATCTAATGTAAAGTTAACTACCCGACCTAAAGAAGGGGATTTAGTTTATTTTCCATTAGGTGATCGTTTATTTGAAATTAAGTATGTAGAGCATGAGAAACCATTCTATCAACTTCAGAAGACTTATGTATACACTCTGAAGTGTGAACTCTTCCGTTACGAAGATGAAATTATTGATACAGGAGTTTCTGAGATTGATGATGTTCTTACAGGTGATGAAGCAGATGGAACTTCAGAAGACGGTATCTCTACACTTCTAGGATCATCTCAAACTCTTACATTAGTGGGTACTGGAGCAACTGCTACTGCTGAAATTGGATTTAATACCGAAGGATCTATTAGGTTAATTAGTCTCAGTAATAGAGGTGGTGGATATACTGCTGTTCCAACTATTGGAGTCAGTTCTGCCCCTGTGGGTGGAGTGACTGGTATTCTTACTGCTACGATGATTAGTGGTATTAATGTATGTAATTTAAATATTAGTGATAATCAAAAATCTGTTCAACAGGTTGTTATTACAAATCCAGGTGCTGGATATACTCTTGCACCTGTACTCCAAGTAACTGGTGGAGGGGGTTCAGGTGCTGCTGGAACCGTCTTTATAGGTGATGGGGCAGTTGGTATCGTTACACTTACTGATGCAGGTTCTGGGTACACTACAGCACCAACTGTAACAATTACTGGACCTGTTGGAGTTGGTACTACTGCAACTGCTGAGGCTGTTGTGAGTTCTGCTGGAACGATTACTTCTATCAATATTGTTAATGCTGGTGCTGGATATACTTCTAGTCCTACAATTACAATTGGAGATCCTTCTCTTGATAATAGTGGTAACTTCAAGTTTAATGAAATTGTCACAGGATCTATTACAGGTGTGAAGGGTAGAGTAAGAACTTGGAGTGCTACTACAAACGTTCTAGAGGTAGCAAATGTATCTGGAATGTTTAGTATTGGAGAGGATATAACTGGTAGCACTTCAGGTGCTGTCCATGCATTAAGAGTTGTGAGTGAAGATCCTCCAGAGGATGGATTTGCTGATAATGTTAATATAGAATCTGCTGCAGATGATATTTTAGACTTCAGTGAGCAGAACCCATTCGGTATTCCCTAAATATAAGATACTAGGACTATAACAATGTTTGAATATTTTTATAACGAAATTTTGAGGAGAACCATTATTTCTTTTGGTACTCTGTTTAATAGCATCTCTATCAAGCAATCTGGTGGAGAAACAGATGCTAGTATAATTAGAGTTCCTCTTGCATATGGACCTACTCAAAAGTTTTTGGCAAGATTAACTCAATCACCAGATCTCAGTAAAGCAACATCTTTATCTTTACCAAGGATGTCTTTTGAGTTTACTGGTTTGACATATGATCCTTCTAGAAAGGTTACTACTACCCAGAAGATTGTAGTTCAGAATCCAGATTCAGATACTCCTGATGAGAAGAAAGTTTATATGCCCGTTCCATATAATATGCAATTTGAACTTGCTGTTATGTGTAAATTAAATGATGATGCATTGCAGATTGTGGAACAGATATTACCTTATTTCCAACCATCTTATAACTTATCAGTTAATTTAGTAGGATCTATTAATGAGAAGAGAGATATTCCAGTAATACTTGAAAACATTACTATGCAGGATGATTATGAGGGAGATTTTGAATCAAGAAGAGTTCTCCTATATACTTTAAGATTTACTGCTAAGACATACCTATTTGGTCCTGTCACAGATGCTTCCAAAGATATTATTACAAAGTCTACAGTCAACTATCTTACTGGTACAGATACATCCAATGCACAAAGAAATCTCACATACTCTGTTGTTCCTAGAGCAATTCAGAACTATGACGGTACTGTTCTTACTAACTTAGCATCAGATATAACTAAGACTCAAACTACATTTGAGGTTGATGATGGAAGCACTATTACAGCATCATCTGGTTCCACAAGTGTCTATATTGATCTTGGTGGAGAGGAACTTTATGTTAAGGCTGTAGATGGTAATAAGTTAACTGTTAAGAGAGGTCAAGACGGAACTACAAAACTTGCTCATATTCGTGGTACATCAATTAAATCTATTACATCTACTGATAACGCATTAGTTGAGGAAGGAGATGACTTTGGATTTAGTGGAACTTCTACTTGGAATGGATAATGAAAAATCACTTAGATGATGCTTTTAATATAACACCTACCGAAGTTGAGGTTAATGATACTC